CAGAATACGGGTTTGCTCACCTCCCTCCTTCTCGCCCCGATGGCTATTGCATTTCGTCTAAAAATACTTATCATGACGGTTTACCTTCTGTAATGTTTCCAACCATATTCCTCATAATAAACAAGCACACTCCCCGCTACCACATGAATACTCTTCAATGGATAATCGGGTACAATAAGATCACTGATGAGAAGTGTAGGTATTCCTTCATCACTATCCCCTCCAGAACTTGCTCCTGCATCTACACCCAACCAAGTTCTTTCCCCTGCACTAATTCTTGTTAATGTTCCTTCCTTATCCTCTACCACAGAAGCTATCTGAGTATCATCCTCCCTGACCTCAAAGGCATATATATGCCCTCTACGAGCCTGAAATTCATCACCAGCTGCAACTATATCGCAACCAGAACCACCTGCTACCCTTTTTCTTGAATCCTGTCCACTCATTGTCGTATATTTTTAAATTAAACACCTCGCAATTTTCTTTGCAATCAATTTATTAAATGCACCAGAAGAAGCATCCACCTGATCCTTATATGTACTATAAGGGAAAAAGCGATGCTCCTCTATATAATCATAATTCCAATCTGCTGCTAACATCATAACAGATTTGTTATTGACCTGAACGCTATACGGGTCTGCACGAAAAACTTTATCTCCTGTTGGACGTTCAGCACGACAAACATACCCTGCTAAATTACGAATTGTCCCTTCTGCTGATTCCTTCCCCCCAGAACCTGGTTCCTGCTCTATCCATATCTCAACACCCGTGCCATCATCCTCTGCTGTACGTCTAATGATCTTTTCTCTCTCACTACTTCCCCAACGTCCTCTACGAACATCCTCTACCAACCAACGGTTTCCAGTAAGTAGTGTCATTTTTACACCTACTGTATATGCTCCTGTGCCTTCTGACCCAGCCTTATCCCAATAGCGAATAGTCTTTACAAATTCACGTGGATTAAAGTCTATGAGAGATACTACCTTAAAAGCATCCACCTTGAACATTCCTCCGCCTGGTGGTGTTGGGTCTTGCCCGATCTGGCCAGCGTATCCGTATTGACCAAGTGCCGATTCCAAATCATGTAATACACTCCAGCTCAATCTAACAGGATCCAATAAATTATTTTTATACCTACTTATTAATTCTCTTGGACGTACTTTATCACGATAATTTTTTATCTCTCCTTGAAAGCAAATATTACGAACATTATTCTTTTGTTTTGCCAAGATATGTCCTGATGGATCATCTTGATGGAGACGCTGCATTATTAATATAATAGGTGTGACGTCTTTATCTGTCTTACGAGTAGGAAGTGTCTGTTCCATCCAATGATTTGCATTTGCAAGCTCCACCTCTGACGCTGCTTGTGTTGGATTGAGTGGGTCGTCTACAATTAATATATCTCCATGAAAACCCATCAATGTCCCTCCAACTGACGTACTGTATCTACTTCCACCTATTGTTAATTTTGGAGCACGACCAGGACTACTTACTTCTCTTTTAACAATACCAAAATTACTTTTTGTATCTTTATCATCTCTAATCATAAGCTCAGGAAACAATTGCTGAAACTTTACACTTCTGATTAATTCTCTACTGAAATCTGCACTCTGTAAAGCAAGAGCACCTGAGTAGGATGCAGTAATAAATCGCATCCATTCCCATCCTGCTGCCCAACACCATACAGGAAACATAATAGAGCACGTAATCGTTTTGGAAGATCCCGGGGGTACGTTAATTATAAGGTCATGTTCCCGGGGCTCACGTTTTGCAACCTTCAAAGCTAATTTCTCAAGCTCCTGACAAAGGTATTCAATATGCCAGTTACCTTTAAACTGGTGAGGAGAAACAGACTCCCAAAAATACTGAAGAAAATAATATAGAGATCGCTTACACAGTTCTCTTTCTACTGCGAGTGGATTGAGGAGTGCTTCTCTCATTATCTTTTGTTTAACACCCTCATTGTTCGGATTGGTCACTCTGTGTCGCTGCACTTGCAATCTGTTTTAATCCTATTGTTTTTAATACTTTGAGTTCTTCTGTTGTAAGACCACTAAAATCAAATGTATTTACATTAACGTTAGCCTGGACATTCTCTGTCAACTTAATATCTGCCCAATGCGCTCTTTGACGTATTGATAACCATTTCACTGCTGCCCATGAATCTGGAGGAAAATGTTTGATGTATTTCGTTTTTATAATTTGACCTTTATACATCTTAATATCTACCTCTTCCACCTCATACCCCAATGCTCGATGATAAAGTGCCTGTGCAACTTTTGCGTCTGCTTCCATCTTACCCCTCTGCAGAGCTTCTTTTAATTCTGGTCTGTCACGCTTCCAGAAATCAAACGTATTTATATCTACACCTATGATAGCTGCAATCTCACGATCTGTTGCACCAAGCAAAGCACATCTATACACTTGTTCTATCATTACCTCTGCAAATTTTCTTGGTGTGCGTCTTTCCTTCTCCATCTCTTCTCCATCTAATTCGGTCTCATCTTTTTAGATGGAGACAATTTACAATAAATTATTGATAAACCAAATACATTTTTGAGAAATTTTTACATCTCTCCTTTCTCTCCTGTCCATCTCATTTTTATCTCACCCCAGGGTATCGTATTTATCTCTCAAGTACTTATAACTATTTTTAACATCTATTAATAACTTTATAAAGACATCTATATTACCCTTAATCTAGATAAATAAATAAAAACGTTTATTATATATCCTGTTAGATATATATCTGGTCTAGACATATACCCTTTTACATATATGCTATATATACATACATATTATGTATTATCTCTATCTAGATGTACATATTCTATACATATACTCATATATACACTATATATACTATCTTATCTGGTCTAGATGTATATTACTCCATCTATTACTTGTCTAGAGGCTGATGAGACGGAGTGTTTAATTTTCGAATTGATTGATCAGATTTGTGTGGGGACTATTGACGCAGCACTTAAACTTGTATGCGCAAACGCATGGGGCTATATACAATGTTACTATGTGCATATGTACAGTTGTGCTGTATATAAGTTGTTGTGTGTGTGCTGCTTATGCTTATATTTAATTTTGCAGTTGCTAATTGTGCGCTGCTATTGCTGCATAACGCGGCGTTAAACAACCTACTACACACATATCCACATATATAAGTAAATGCGTATTTTACACATCTACATATATTAATAACTGCATACATTACGCATACACTACTATACATATGTAGTTACTTGCATACATTGTTATCTTATGTAATTATATACATATATTGTTATGTTATTATGTATGTATGTTGTTATGTAAACTTTTTACTTTGTTACTTTATACACTTATGTACATATATCATTACTTATATATGTTACATTAGTTATCTATATACATATGTACATATATACACGTCTCACGTATGTAGTTATGTACATATGTTTTTATTTACTGCTTAACTATTATATTAGTTAAATGTACATTGCTTACTTTATATAGTACATATACACATATGTACATATGTATGTGTATAGTGTTAATAGTGCATACTGTTTTATGTGCTTTTTACTGCTTACATGCTATAAACGCATATAGCGTTAAAACGCATTTTAAAGCGTTTTAAGCACGTCAAATTTTTAAACGTATGTATATATGTAAACTAACATTAGCTTAATTGCTTTCATTTTTACAATTTTTTTAAGTTTTTTGCTAAACATATTTTTATATATGTACTTTATTTATAGTGTGTTACATGTTTAATATTATTACTTATTTAGCAACGTATGCAACTAATGTAATACGTTAATTTACTGTAATACAGTTATATGCAGCTTTTTACATATATGTTTGCAAGCTTAAATGTTAAGTACTTTATTTACAATATTTTACACTTTTGCTTTTTTGCTGTTTTTACATGCTTTTTTGCAGTTGTTTGTTGCTATGCTTACAACGTATTTACATATATACATATATGCTTTAGACGCTTATATATATTTTTGGGCAGTTAAGTTATTAATAATTAAGTATTTACATATAATTAGCATAATTTTTTATGTTGTGCAGCATATTTTTATTTTTGCAACTGCTTTATTTATAGTTACTTACTATTTATTTTACATTATTTATATAAAATAGTTTTATAAAGTGTTTTATATTACAAATAATATTTGTAATATTGTGCTATGCAGTTTTATACTGCATACGTTTTTTAACATGTTGTTACTATGCAAAGCGTAAGCAACGCAGCGCAGTTGATAAGTATATACAGCGCAGCTTGTAAGCATAAGTGTTAACACACTTTAAAACGTTGTACGTGTTAAGCAATACGCACGTAAGCAAGCAAGCAGTATATATACTGTTAACAACTGCAAAATGTAACGCAAAGCATATAAAGCAGCGCAGCAACACAAATGCAAAGTAAGCGTAAATATTACAATAAGTGTAGTATATAGTTACTTATACAAGTTGTTGCTGTACATACTGCATATAAAGCAAGCATATTAACAGCACACGTTTTTTAACATACTTACAAGCATTATAAAAGCGTATAAACGTTTAATTGTTTGTGTGTGTGTGCAACATACTGCTTAGTTAATTAGTGTTTAAAATGCAGCGTATTTGCGTTTAAATGCTAACAACGTGTTAACGCTGTTTAGTACAGTGTGCAAAGTTGTACAAACTGCACAACTTTTAAAATGCTTTTATAGTAAGTAAGTACTTAACTACATAGTTAAGTGCAATTTTTACTTACATAGTGCAAACATGCAGCGTTTATACTAATTAAAAACGCTTGCGCAATGTGCGCTGTTTAGTTGTATTACAGCAAATAAGCTTAAGTTACAAATGCACAGTAAAATAATTGTATTGCGTTAATATGCAATGCATTACAAATTATGCTAAAACACACTTATACTAACTGTAATAAATGCACGCACAGCAATAATAAAGCATGTATGTAATATTAGTAACTACATTTTGTTTTGTTTATAGTTGTAACAATGTAGTGTAAACGTGCATTTTAGCTTTATTTGCACGTACGTAATTACAGCACTTTTTAAAAGTGTGTGTAAACGTGTAAAGCAAAATTACTGCACTACACAAAAGCGCAATTAATGCGCTTATTATTAATTAATTACAAACTTAAATTTAAACGCAATGCACAACAAAACTAAAAACAACGGCAAAAATGTAGTAAGCAACGCAAAAGCAGCTAACGACATTAACAACGCAAAAGCAGCTAACGACATTAACAACGCTAATGCAGCAACTTTGCAAGCAGCAAGCGCAAACGCAAGTATTAAAAACGCAAGCGCACAAACATTTAATGACGAGCACAGCGCAGCAATTGCAGTTAACAATGTGTTTAATGCTTTACAAGCAACAAACACAAATACAAGCGTTGAAACGTTAATGCAAACAGCGCAGCAGTTAACAACAACTGCTGCAAATGTAGCAGCAGCAGCAGCAGAAAAAGCAGCAGCAAAAGCAGCAAAAGCAGTAAAAGCAAAAAAACAAACTGCTGCATATATTGTATTTTTGCAGCAGTTAATTGCTGCAAACGCTTATACAGCGCATCAAATTGTTGCAATGTGTGCGCAGCAGTTTACAACTGTTAAACTAAGCACAATACAAACAACTGTAACAGACAGCAAAAATGCAAAGTACACACGTTTTGGTCAAACTGCTGTTTGTAATGCAACAACAAAAATTTTAAGTTTTGCAAATGCAAGCGCAGCAGCAGACGACGTAAATGTAAATTAATGCTTACTACATGTATTTTAAAGCGCATAGCATTTTATATGTTATGCGCTTTTTTTGTTTTATAATGTAACTATTTATTTATTAATAACTTAAAACGTAAAAACAATGTTAACAGCAGCTTTAATTTACTGTGCAATTTGTTATTGCATAATAACTTATGCATTTGTTAAAATGCTTGTAAAAAGCAAATAAACAACAAATTGCAAAAAAAGCGCATTATACTAATATAGTGCGCTTTTTTTATGACATTTTTTAAGTTAAAGAAAAAAGAGCATTGTAAAATATGACGAGTAATATAAACAGTAATAATTAAAAACATAAAAAGATGGACGCAAATGAATGGATTACTTGGCTTACGTTTTTAAGTGTATGCGACAGCAACACAGAAAACGAGGAAATTGAAATTGAGTGGGTATTAGCTGACAAAAATTAAAAAATATGAAAGACTTTGACGCTTCTACTGAAGAAAGACGTGAAATGTTTGGTATGCTGAAAATGCAGCTTTTAAACTGTGAAGAAACAGAAATGCACGTAACAATAGACAATTATTGCGTGGCAATGTATTACGTGATAGATAATGGTGAATACATTGAACTGTATTACAGCAAAAATTAAAGAACAATAAAAAAGAAACAAAAATACGCCAGACGAAAATGGACGGATTCCCCGTGACTTGCTGAAATAATAGGCAAAAAAGGTTCGATTCCTTTTTCTGGTGCAAATTAAAACAAACTTAGGAATGGAAGAACCCACATTAGATCAAATTGAGGCAGCAATGGTTTATTATGGATTGTTGCACATGCAAGACGCAATTGAAAAATTAAAAGAAAATAAGTTAAACCAAAAACAAAACAAGACAAGTATGAAAAACTTAGCAGAAGTGACAACGACGAAATCCGGCTATGCTGTGAAAAATCTTAAATGGAATTCTATAGCCAATAAGATTATTGGATTAGTAAATGACCCAATTTGGTCCAGTCCAGAAAGACCATTTGTAACAGCTACATGGCACAAAAATGGAAAATGTGTAAATCGGACAAGGGAAGAACTTGATTTGGATTTAAAATAAAAAGTGGTGCTGACTGTGTCAAACAGGGTAAATTGACTTTTAAATTAAAAAGTAATGGTTAGCATTGTGTAGAGGAATTGAGTAGCTATGATTTAAGTCTTTTGCGAGATTTGAAAAAATAAGTTGCTTACTATTAACGACAGCAAGGGAGTATCCCGTGAAACCCGGGATCAGGAAGAAATTCCTGCTCCGCTTAACGTCAAAAATAAAAAACAATATACAATGGTGATTGTCCAAATGAAGGAATGTAAAAAATTAACCACAGCCTGGAGGCATACGGAAGTTCGATTCTTCCGTGTGGTTCAATGTATTTTTATTGTTTCACTTTAAAACTTAGAAAAACTATGATTGAACAAAAAGGTAATTCTGAAGCGGATGAAGTAGGTCACGAAGATTTACAGGCTTCTGCTAATTTCTTTGACAGGCTTAAAAGAAAAGAACTTGAAAAAGGTATGTTTGCTGATTTTTCTCCTTGCAATCCAATTCCATTTCTTAATGGTTTAGTAAATGGATGCAAAGTGGAAGGAACTGATTATATTCAGTCTGATGAAGCAAAACGTATCCTGTTTACAATTTTACAACAGGCTTATGGTACTGCATTTAGAATTGACTCGTTCGATGAATTTAAAAGACTTAAAGCAACATTTAAAGAATGAAAAGAAAAATTATGTGTCACTCTTGGGTTAAAATAGGCCCGTGGCATTTGCAGAAAAGCGTCTGCAGAAAATGCGGTACCGTAAGATACTGGGATTTTTCTTATGGATGTATTATATATCAATGGGGGACACATCTCACCTACAGAGCTCCTGATTGTATCATAGAATTGACAGGAGTTCCTTACAATAAAGAATTAGTTTTAGCAATTAAAAAACAAGAAGGAAAATGATAGTAACAGAACATTTTGACAGATGTTTAAAAGCACCTGAACCAAAGTACATGGTATTTAAGGTGTACAGAAATTCAGCGAGAAGAGAAATTTTGTATAAAAATTTATCTCTTGAAGAAGCAAAAAGGATTGTTAATACCTTTCCTGATAGAAAGAAATTAATGGTATGTTTCACTAAACAATAAAAAAATGACAGTAGGATAATTAAAAGAAATGCTTGACGGGATTGACGAAGACGTTGAAGTCCGTCTTGCAATGCAACCAAGTTGGCCTTTTGAATATAGTATAAACTCAGTAGAAGTAATACTGGAAGAAAAGGATGAAGAAGGAGAGGATATTATCCCTCAGGAAACAGTTTACCTTGTAGAAGGTGAACAGCTTGGTTATTTACCACAGCATGTTTGCAACGAACTTGGATGGAAATAACAGTACTATGGAGCAAGCGTGGGATCGTTTCCCACGTACTGTTCAAATTATGTTTCACTTAAAAAACTTAGGAAAAGTATGAAAGAGAAAATTCAACAATTCAAAGAGATTTGGAATAAGCAATATTCATGGATCTCTTTAGAGTTAAGCAATGACGAAATAGAACAGTATGTTACCCAAGAAGGTAGCATATTTAAAGCAGTAAATCAAGCAATTGATTTCCAACTTGCAAACGGAATAGGAGACGTTCAAGAATAATAACTTAAAACTTAGAAAAATGGAAACAAAAAACATGCAAGAGGTAGTTGAGAATAAAATCAAAGCCAAACTGGCTCGTGGTTATACTAATGTTTGTACCGCAACTGAAAGAATGATGGCAGAAGGTAAAATTGCAAAAGATTTTATCTTTGAAGTTGGAACAGAAAGAAAAGGAGTAGAAACTACTATTAATTTTCTTCCTGATAACATAGGTAAAGTCACTGCAAACTTCAAAATGTCAAAAGAGGAAGAAAACTTTTTAATCCATCCACATGCAATTCGTCAAGTAACAGAAAAACTTAAAATTCCAACAACTTACCTAACAACATTATTGTACGGATCACAAGAATGGCAGCAAACTCTTGGATATGAAATACTGAATACGCACAATGAATGGACTGACCGTAATAAAGTGCTCGTTCGTGCAGTAGGAAATGAAGTTCGCGCTTTCTTATCCGATCAGTATCGCCGCTTGAATTCTGAAATGATATTTGGTGCGCACATTGATGAAATTTATAAAAATGGAGGACAGTTGAGTGACGGATGGATGGATGATACAAGAGTTATGGTAGAAAGTTTGTTACCTGCTCCTATTCAAGTACAAACACAACTGAATGGAGTTATCTTTCTTGCATTTGGAACCAAAATGGTTACAAGTGACTATGGTGATGGCGCTCTCGATTTGAGAAGTTTTGTTCTTCAAGGTGTTTGTCTGAATGGAATGGTAAGAGAGAGTGTTCTTCGTTCAGTGCATCTTGGAGCAAAACTTCCTGATAATTTAGCTTTATCACAAAAGACTTACGAGTTAGATAGCATGACAACAGCATCCGCAATTCGTGACCTCACAAAGAACCTTTACAGTTCTGACGTAATAAAAACACGTATGCTGGAAATTAAAGCTGCTTCTGATTTAGTTATGGATCCTGTAAGAGAATTAAAGCAGTTACAAGGACTTGGAAAATTACTTAAAGGAGAAACGGATGAAATAGGACAATTACTAATGAGGAACAATCCAGAAGATGGAGTGCAAGGTGAAAGTACTCTTTGGAAATTGACACAGGGTATAACATCTTATGCAAATAGAGAAAGTGTCTCTGAACGTAGAAAAATGGAATTACAGGAAATTGCAGGTAATTTATTTGAAAAAATCAAAAGTTAATTATTTTCTAACAGTACTATGGAGCAAGTGGCAGATCGTTTCTGCCATACTGTTCAAATAAAATTTGTTTTTATAAATTATTTTAATTAATTTTAACCGTAAAACTTAGAAACACAAAATGATAGAAAAGGTAAGGAAGAAGAAACAATGTACCTTAGTAAAAGATGATAAAGGAAAGTACGTAATGAAAATTGATTTCCTTTACGACTTAGACATTTTACTGAAAGTAAGAACATTAACAGCTTGTAAATATTACAAATTAAATCAAACGTGGTCTGCAGGAATTACTCCTACAAATATTGAAAGATTACAATCGTGGGGATTTGAAATAGAGGAAGGTATAATTGGACAAGTTGAAAAGGAAAGAGAAAAATTATTAAAGCCTCTTTCAAAAGGTGTACCTGGTTTGAAAGGAACACTATTCCCTTTTCAAGAGCAAGGAGTTGCTTTTATTGAAAATAAAAATGGAAGAGCTTTAGTTGCAGATGAAATGGGACTGGGGAAAACGGTACAAGCATTAGCATGGTTACAACTGCACAGAGAATTAAAACCTGTCATAATAGTTGTTCCTGCACCATTGAAGATACAATGGGAAGAAATGATACACACATGGCTCCCTACTCCAAAAGTAACCGTATTGAATGGAAGGACTGTGATTGATGTTAAATCAGATATTTATATCATTAATTATGATGTACTTGCAGATTGGGTTCCATATTTACAGAGATTAAATCCACAAGTATTAATTACAGATGAATGTCATTACTACAAGAACAATTCCGCACAACGGACACGAGCAATAAAGAAATTAGGTAAAAAGATACCACACATTATAGGTTTGTCTGGTACACCTATCTTGAGTAGACCTATTGAAATTTATAATGCATGGAAACTTATAGACACAGAAAACTGTCCAGATTATATGAAGTACATACGAAGGTATTGTGCTGCAAAAAATACAGGATTTGGATGGGACACGAGTGGAGCTACTCATACAGATGAATTACACTTCAGCTTATCCAATTCATTTATGATACGCAGACTCAAAAAAGACGTATTAAAAGAACTTCCAGACAAAATAAGTTCATTTGTTCCTGTGGCGTTAAATAATATTGCACAATACAGAAGGGCTGAAGATAGCTTCATAGAGTTTATTAAAGAAACTAAAGGAGCTACTGCTGCTGCTAAAGCAGGCAACGCCGAGAAAGTAGCTCAGATTAACGCTCTTAAGCAAATTGCAGTAGAGGGTAAGCTACCGCACATAATCGAATGGATAGAAAACTTTATTGAAATAGAAGATAAATTAGTTGTATTTGCACATCATCATTTCGTAATTGACGCACTTATGGAACACTTTTCTGAAATTGCTGTAAAGATTGATGGACGCTGTAGTTCTACAGATAGAGAAAAAGCAAAAAAATCATTTATACAAGATACAAATATTAAATTGTTTATAGGCGGAATACAAGCGACGAAAGAAGGAATAAATTTAACTGTTGCTTCCAATGTTGCATTTATAGAATTCCCTTGGACACCAGGTGATTTAGATCAGTGTGCAGATAGATGTCATAGATATGGACAAAAAAATACAGTAAATATTTATTATTTACTGGCACAAAATACTATAGAACATAAAATTGCGCATGTACTTGATAGTAAAAGAACTATTCTTGATGCTGTGCTTGACGGAAGAATTACAGAACAAACATCATTATTAACTGAATTAATTAAATACTACGAAAATGACAACAAGACAAGAAATTGAAAACGATGTACGGGCATGTAACTCCGTATTAAATGACATGGTTGCAGGTATGAGTCTAATAGAACTATTATGCAATTGTCACCCAATGAATAGAGCTGAGTATGCTTACAGGCTGTATAAGGAAAAGGAACTTACAAAAGTTGAAGCTTCACAATTTGTAAAAATCCTCTAACATGAAAGATAATGCAAGACTAATCAAGAAAATTGCATGGTCATTTTATAGCTATCATTACTCCTTAGGAGTAGAATGGGATGACTTATTACAAGAAGCAAATATTGCTTACATTGAAGCACTTGAAAAATACGATAAGGATAAAGGAAAAATTTCAACTTTTGTCTGGCACTGTATTAATAATCGACTTCACAATTTCTTGAAAGAACAGGAAAAGTATAAAGCGCACAAGTGGCAAGAAGAAATTTGTAGACTGGACGACATAGAAGAAACACAACATCCTTCTGACCATTCTAATGAATTTTGGGAAGCTTTAACAGATGAAGCAAAAATAATTGCACATATGATTTTATTTACACCTAGAAAATATATTTATTTGACAAGTACAGAAGCGGAAGGACGTATTATGCGAATTATGTCAAAAATGGGTTGGAGTGAAGAAAAAATATATATGGCAATTACAAATCTTAAAACTGTCTGTAAAGCGTCTTAAAAATTATATTGTATAATATAAAAACCCTTTATGACACAAAACAAAAAGACAAAACAAGCAGCATTCAAGGCATATGCTACAGAAGAGGAAGAATTAATAAAGGAAATACATAATTTAATTCACACTTATGAAACAGAAGTAGAGGAAAGTAAAAAACATGACGTATTTGAAAAAATTGTAAGTATATGTTCTACAATTTTGATGAAAAGTATGCAACTTGATCCTTTACAGATAATTGAAAATCTGGATGAAATTCAAAGAGCAGTGGAAATAATTAAACCAAAACTATCGTAATGGACATTATTCGTCTATATCAAGATTATTCAATTAATTATTTGACAGAAGGGCATAAACATTGCAGAGAGGGGTGGGTAAATACCCCTTGCCCTTTTTGTTCTGGTAATGAAGGTTACCATCTAGGTTTTGAAATAGAAAATAATAGATACACTTGTTGGCGTTGTGGATGGCATCCGATGCTTCCTACAATTGCAAAACTTCTAAATATAGAAGAAAGGCAAGCGAGAAAAATAGTAAAAGAATACGGAGCATTTATTCCTACTTTGAAAATTGAGAAAGCACCTCAAAAATTAATAGAACATCGTCTTCCAAGTAATACACAACCCCTTGGAAGAGTACATAAAACGTATCTTGAAAGAAGAAAATTTGACCCTGACAAAATTGAAAGGATTTGGAATATATTAGCAACAGGACCTGTAAGTGTTCTTGATGGGATAAATTACAGACATAGAATTGTAATACCATTCATTTGGAATGGACAACAGGTGTCTTTTGATAGCAGAGACATCACAGGAAAACACATGAGTAAATATATGGCGTGCCCTAAAAATAGAGAAATAATACCACACAAACATATTCTTTACGGAAAACAAGAATATTGGAAAGATGAAATTATATTAGTAGAAGGACCCACAGACGTATGGAGGATGGGAGTGTATAGTGCAGCTGTATCAGGCATTAAATATACACCAGAACAAATTAGATGTATTGCCTCTTCATTTAAAAGAGTAGCAGTATGTTTTGATGGAGAACAAGCTGCATCACTGCAAGCCAATAAAATTGTAGCTGAATTAAAATTCAGAGGAGTAGATGCTTTTCGCGTTGATATTGAAGGTGACCCCGGAAGTATGGATCAAACAGAAGCGGATTATTTGGTAAAACAATTAATAAAATGAAACCCCCAAAAACCAACAAGCATAAATGGAAACACACCCCCCTTTAATTCCTAATCTCATAAATGTGAAAAGTGTGGGTGTATTAGGCAATATAATTTTGATTTTGGTCGGCATATGTACTACTGGGGAACTAATATCACTTATAAAGCCTCACGGTGTATCATGATTATGAATGGAGAAAAACCTTATAATAAATAGAAATTATGATTGATAAATTAACAAAAGCTCAGGAAGAAAAAATACCTTTGTATCTGCAAAAGTATTATGACATAGTTTATAAATCAAAGCCAATAGATAAACCTGTTTGTGAAACTGCTATTAAAACTATTTACAAAAATGCTGGTTATGCAGAACCTTATGTTTGGTTTGTTAATAGCCCTTTAATGACTCAATTAATTGCAAATTTATTAAAAAATAATCTTAGGAATAATCTTAGGAATAATCTTAGGAATAATCTTGGGGATAATCTTGGGGATAATCTTTGGAATGATCTTAGGAATAATCTTAGGAATAATCTTGGGGATAATCTTGGGGATAATCTTAGGAATAATCTTGAGAGTAATCTTTGGAATAATCTTAGGGATAATCT